GGCTTGTTTTCCCAAACGAGGGGTTGTGGAAAACCTCCCCCGCTTGTGGCTCTGAAAGCTAAACGAGACTTCGTTAATGTAGTTTCAGAGAAACCTGTTCAGTTAACACCTCTTAAGAAGAGGCTGATACAGGTAGCGATGGAGGAATGTATGACCAACATTCCGGACACCGCGTTCACCGGTCTTGCCACTAAAGCAAGAATAACGGTGACTACCGCCTCCTGTTGGGAACACTCTCAAAAGGAAGGCGGAACGCTGACAGCAATACAAGATCTTGTATTTCTGGCAGAAGCCGGAGAATTGGCCCCAGTCCGGGACCTATTTACCGGAAAAGTGACTAGTGAGTTAAAACTAACCCAATTCAAGTCACCTGGTGAATACATATTCTGGAAGTCTCTAGACTATGTACTCAAGAACGACGAAGAAACTCTTAAGAGAGCTAAACTTGTCGTAGTCGATGAACCTGGTAAATCACGTATAGTTACCAAGTCATCCGCTTATTTAAAGGTCGTACTCGATCTTGTAAATAAGATATGCTCTGAGCCTCTAAAGAAAGGGGTTCAGAGTAGCCAGTCGGGGATGGGCAAAGCCCACCACGGCTGGAATGCTTTCAAGATGTTCTTCCAGGAGGACCTTGAAAAGCTCATGTTCAGTCCGTCCCGGAGGACGGTTGAGCATGTCGGAGAGTCTACAATAGTAACGGAGACTCTTAAGGACGTATTTGCAGTTTCTACAGACTACAAAACGGCCACCGATTACCTTAGTCACGATGTGGCTAGGATAATAGGAATAGGATGGATGAAACGCTGTGGCATTCCACCCGTCCTCGCTCGAATCGTTATAAACACGTGTTATACCGATCGAGATATACACTTCAGTGCGACAGGAGCTCTTGCGCACTTAGGTGTCCCTGTACCCGGCGAGAAGAACACTCGACGCGTACGGCTAGTAAGGGGGGTCATGATGGGTGACCCGCTTACTAAAGTCGTCTTACACTTGGTTAACATCATAGTGAGACGGCTATCTTTCCGTATATACCACAAGGATTTTATACAGAAAGTTTGTCCCAGACATGCAGGTAGCATATCTGAGGCAATGGCGGCCTTGTTAGGTATTACCCTACCAAGGTCGCAAGAGGATGCCGAGACTAACCGGTCTTATCATCCTCAGAACATATCCTCAATCGTAAGCTTACGTAGAGCTGATATGCCCGCTTAGCTAGCATCCTTCAGGGGAAGTAGTTAAGCCATAACCTCATTAATGGACGGATTACTCCGTACA